TTAATCCAGCCTTGATTGATCACTTCATTGATGGCTACTTGCCAGGAACTATTAATGAGATTTATAAAGGTGCAAGTACTGCCGCAAGGAAAGAAAAAGGTTTAGATGTGGGTAGGGAAAAAGAACCAATCATAGATAGGTTCTCTGCTTACACTCCAGAAATGAGAGACTCAGATACTTTTAGAAGAGTTAGTAAAGAAATGGAAGGGGTTATAAAACAGTTACAAATATTAAACCCTGACTCAGAAAGAGCGAAGGAACTTAATAGGGAATACCCTGGGGTTCGGTCAGCTTGGGATGCTATAAAAATAGCAGATGCGAATATCCGCAATGTAGGATCTCAACTCAATAAACTTGAAAATTCTTTAGATGCTATAGAGATTAACAAAACTTTGGAAGGTGCTGAGTTAGAGGCTGAGAAAGCTAGACTTGTAAAGACTCAGAATGAGACTCGGGCAAATCTAAAGAAACTCTATGCGTCCGCAACCCAGCGATTCATCCAAGCTGGGTTTAGGGACAGAGTTGTATCAGGTAATTAGAACTTCGATGCCGCAGAATACACCAGAGCCAATGCTTCTTTTAACTCTGGTGGTTCTGTGATTGCTCTCCAATCAAACTTATCTAAACGCTCTTTTGCCTGTAACAACATTCCTCGTGGTTCTCCAACTTCTTTCTGATATCTCAAAGCAGAATCCAACAAAGCTTGTTCCATTTCATCCATTTTCTTTTTCATTTCATCATTCATAATCTTTTCCACTGTGACGTTTTTGTGTCGATAGACACCTATAATTAACTAAATAATACTACAAATAACTGTAAGACAAGTTGGGTATCTTGTTGATTTAATTACAAATAACTACACACTACTGTAAGCCTTATTCAAACTGTTAATCCGCAGGTCCCTGGTTCGAGTCCAGGTCGGGGAGCCAAGTATCAATGGTCTTGCTGGTAGTACAAACTAACTTAGACCTTGCTGTGACGGTTTTGTGTCGGTCAATTGTCATCTACCACCATATGAAACTAACTTCCCCTGATCAGGCATTTCAAAAACACGGTCAATAGCACTTGAGGCTTTGGCTAAGTGGTCTGTTGACAGATGAGCGTAGCGCCTCACCATCTTCGGATCTTGCCATCCCCCCAATTCCTGTATCTTGTCCAAACCTTCACCAGACTGACGCATCAGGCTCGCCCAAGTATGGCGCAAGTCATGCCATTTAAAGTTGCTAATGCCTGATCTTGCCAAGGCATTCTTCCACATCTTTGACAGCAATTCTTTTACAGGCTTACCATTGGGTAAAACAAAAACAAACTGATCATCCTCTCCGATCCACGGTTTGATTGCTTGCAACGCAGTCTCGTTGATCGGAATGGTTAACGGCATACCATTCTTCATTACATCTTCTGGGAAGGTTATCTGCTTTCTCACAAAGTCTACTTGTCGCCAAGTTAACTTAAAGATATTGCTTTGACGCAACCCAGTAGCAACTGCCAGTAACGCCATAGACCTGTAAGGTTCTTGCAATTCCCCCAACAATCGTTGAATCTCTGTTGGGGTAAGATACCTAACTCGTTCATTTCGCTCTGGTAGGCATCGGAATAGTGGCGCTGTATCCATCCACTGGTACTCCCTTGCGGCGGCATTAACTACCGCTCGAAGGAGTGCAATCTTTCGATTGACCGTGGCTGGAGCAAGTTGCTTACCATTTCTCTGCCTTGGACGATTAAGTTCTCTATCCCGAATGATTTTAAATAAATCCGAATTAATATCATTTAGGTAAACAACCTTATGCTCTTTAAACTGAGCCGTCCACCAATCACCAAACTTCACATTCTCTTTAGCAGTACGATTGTGCTGATGCTCTTTTAACCAACGCTCTAGTGCTTCAGTCCAAGTGTGGCGCACATTCTCTTTCAAGTGCTTTCCACGCCAGACTTCTGCTTTCAATCTGTCATGGAACTCTTGTGCTTCACTTTCTTTTTCCGTACAAGTAGAGCCTCGATAACGAACTCCATTGACGAAAAAATCGTACCACCAAACATCCCCTCGTTTTCTTATTGCCATACACCCTCCTAAGATGTACAAGATACCCAACGAGTACGCTTATATTATCATAGATATAAGCAGTACTGTTTCGTAGTCTTTACTTACTTGTAATTATTTCTATTAGTGACGTAGCAATACAGCCAACGATTAGTATTAGCCAGCCAGATAAAACCCCCATAAAGAAAGCGATTAGAGCGTCATCCATGGCTACTTCCCAGCTAGGCGATCCCTGAGCCTAGTCGCATACCAGATCAGCTTCCCTACGTCCTCTAAACTATTCCCTTTAGCCATCAGGCGGTGATTGTATTTAATAATCTGCCCTCGCAGATACCCAATGAACTCATCATTGCTTAATACATCTGCCATGTAATCGATACATTCAATCCCACCACCTGTGTAGTGTGGTGGGTGATTCACCATATCAACCTTCCTTGGTCTACCTCTTCTTTTGTGCATGTCGCATTCCCCTTATCCTTTTTAATGAACCAAGCAACAGAAACAAATGATCTTCATCAATGAGCGTTTCATGTTCCAAGTGTTCTCTGATGTGACCTTCTATATATTTCAATAGTCCGATCTCCGCATTCATCCGACCTAACTCTTCTTGCAGATTCAGATTGATATTTCTTTGCTTCTTTAAATCCTCAGTCAACAACTCAATCGTTTTTCCACGAATCGATGTTGAATCCGATGTCTCGTAAATCTTCGTAGCTTCCATACCCCATCACCTCTTCGAATGTACTTTCCTTCCGAGCAACGGACTTCTGTTTACTCGGCTGAACAAGTACTTTTTTAACTGGTATCTTTTTAACTGCGACTGGTTTAACTGTCTTGACAGGCTCAACCAAGCGCTTCTCTTCGGTAGAGAATCGGGAATGGCATTTTGCACATTCCCTTCTGCGCTTGATTGTTCCATCCTCTTGCGTCCTTGAATCAATGACTTCGGTTCTGGTCTTGCAGTTGAGGCATTGCATTTTTTCTGTCGTTCAGTAGGGTTACAAATTCAGCAAGACTTCCACCCATTAACATTGCTGGGGATAAGCCTGTTGCGGCGACATCCCTATCACAATCCATGTAGACAGAAACACCCTCGCCCTCGTCAACTAATCGAATCGTCACGGTAGCCATCATGCACCTTCCGTTTCTTGTACCGCTACCTTTGCTTCGGTCTTGTACTGCGCCCGAATAAATTGATCAAGATCTGCTTTTAAAAATCTCCAACCACGCCCAACCTTTGCGCCTGGAATTTGATTGTTTCTGACCAGATACCCAGTCGAGTGAACACTCAATCCCAAGTATTTAGAGGCTTCCTCAATATTCATTATCATCATGTACTCCCTGTTGCGTTGATTTAAATTGCGTACAGAAGGGGGCGACTTCACAATAGTTTTCGCACCGTCTGTACCCACCTTTACGCTCTTCAATCACATAACCTTTTTCTGGGACACCGAGGTCTTCTAGATTCACTGAGACTTTCTTTGCACGTTTACCACCCTCCTTCATCAGAGCGTATGTTGTGCCTGCATACCACCGCTCCTCATCACTACATAAAACAACTTCACCACGATCAGCCGCTTGATGCATATCAATGCGCTGTTTGATATACGCCATCGCCTCATCGTCACTCCAAACCCTGACATCAATTACTTGCACATTCCCTGATGGATACTCAGGGTTACGCAAACTCTCACTCATCTTCCAATCCCGAAGGACGGCGATCACCTGTAACTTGTCAACCTCATAGCCGTTATGCTTGGCTAAGATGCGAAGGATATTTAATTGACGCTCCCAATCAACGCTACCCTCTGCCTTATAAACCGTTGTCATCTTCCAATCTTGGAGAGTCTTGTCGCCAAGGTGCAACCGATCAAACTGACCAGACAACTTCCACCCCCCTACTTCCATATACAAACGCTGTTCTACTAATGCTGATGTATTTGCACGCTCTAAGAGAGTGTGCATACATTGACCCATGAGTGACCAGACTCGATCACTGACATCTTCAACCACATAGTCTTTGTAAGTCTTGTTCAAGAATCGTCTTTGCGGCGCATCGATCAAGCGAGTTACGCTGATGTCCCCACCACCGACATAAGAATCGTTGCGTACAGCCTTTACAAAAGCATCAGGCAATCCGTTCAGATTGGTTAGATTCATCCGAAGTCAACCTCTTGTTCTGGATTGGCTGATCGAGTAGGAGTCTTTCTTTCGTACTTGGCTTTCTCAGAAGCTGGCATTAATTGACCATACTGGTACTCAAGTCCATTCTTTGATCTGCCATTCCACAATCCACCTTCTAACTTTGTACCGTCTGGTAATGTCACAACCACGTTTTTAATCGGATGATTGTCAGCACTACGATAAGTGTTTTCAAATACAGCAATGGATATTTTCTTGTCATTCATGGTTTATTCCTCCGTGGGTTCTAAAAGTTTGACTGCCTTCTCTTGCAGTTTTGAAATAATTTGCTCGGCTTTTGCTAATGGAACTTTGTCTAAAGTGTCCACGTTATAAGCTTTACTAATGACCAACTCGCTGACCTCTACCTTCTTCGCCAACTCACGAATTGTTTTTATTTCGTTCTCGCCCAAAAACTGAACCTTAGCGCCAGCCTTGAGAGCGTTACTGAGATTCGGTGTAGGGGTTTTAGTCGAAATACTTTGCGACTTTGGGGTAGTGGTTGAAGCGGTATTGGTTTCATGGTTGATCTCCAAAGGTGTGTCTTCACCCGAGTACAAATACAGACCAAGTCCGTGCAGTGAGATCGCCTTGGCAAGCGCCCTCATCATGCTTGTGTTTAAAGTCTGCGAGTCGATTGGTAGTGCTACAGATTTCATTTTGTAATCCATCACCGCCAATTGAGCGGTGCGTTCAATACCAAATGCTGTAACAGAACAGAACACCATAGCGGTGTCGCCAATGACGCAATACGGTTTGGCATCGAACCAGTGGTAGTGCCAGCTTGCGTTTGGGTCTTGGCGTAAGAGTTGGTCAAGTGCTAATGACCAAGAAAGGTACGAAAAGTTATTACGCTTTTCGACTAGATCGGAGAGATTGATTGATGCCAACCTCTCGTAGTCTGACGGTGATGCGCCGACATCAGGTGTCGGTACTGCTTGCGTTTTGCTCATTAACTTCTCCTTTGAATGTGTAGCGAACACACCCAAAGTTTATGAGCATTGAGAACTTATGTCAATAGTATTACTTATAAGTATTTATACCTAGGTGTAATTCCTTAGTACTGCAACTATTTTTCCAGTGGGCATTTCAATGCCTTTAGTTGGAGAGTTCGCCGTGCAAACCACCATAATATCTCCCTTCAACACCGTAGGAGCAAGGGAATCATTGAGCGCCGTAATGTATTGAATGGTTTCTAAATCAACATGAATGATTGGAACTTCAGATTTTGGAAGACTATCTGCAAAGCGAGGACTAATCTCTACAACGCTAACTTTGAGTAGTGTTGCGAATTTCAATACTGTTTCAAGGTTCAATGGGATCTTCCCATTGAGGTATTGGCTGATTGCCGCTTGGTTCTTGTATCCAAATTGTTCTGCCGCCTCCCTCTGGGAGAGGCGCAGATCATCACGTTTCATATCCCAAATTTCTTTTAATTTTTTTTGATCTTCCACTTCTTGGTGGCTTAAGCGCCTACGGTTAATGGTCTTCTTGACCTTGGCTTCTATCTTTTCAACCTTCTTAATGGGAAACATCTTAACTTTCTGACTTTTGATTGGTGTTTTATCTTTCATGAATTATGCCTCAAATAGGTGTAAATACTATGTTTTCAATTAAATTTTCATTTGCTATACTTAATCATTAGCACTGCTTTTAAAACGCTACTTTAAAACGATACTAAAGAGGTTATAAAAATATAATGATGCACCATAATTGCATACAAGTACAACTAAGTCAAGCAAACTACATCCAAAAGTATAGCAAACTACATAATGCGAATTTAATTATTGTTGTTTATGAGCAATTGGCATGGTTCTTGCTATATATTATATATATAATATATCAATCTATATCAATGATATATAGATTACATGGATATATATCCAAGGTATATAGATTAAATATATCTTATATTTTTTTCTTAAGAAAAAAATATATATATATCATTAATTTATATCAATGTAATACAGG